AGCGTGTCAATTTCCTGAAAAAGTGAATCCGGTAACAGACGTTAAATGTCGCGAGACATTTACTAATATGGGGAAGTCAAAACTGCTAAATGCGAGCACATATGAGTGCGTAGACCAGCATTTTAAGATCCCAAATGATCCAATTGTTCAGGCGTATTTTGCCTCTTTAGGCGCACTGGGAATCTATTTAATGTATAAACTGATGATGAAGACAAAATTAATACCGGATTTAAACTAGTGACCCGTTAACTTTATAAAATATATTATTTTGAATTAATAATATATTATTATTTACTTTTATTTATCTTTTATGGTGTCTTTTTTTACAAGACTTATTGCACTTATGAGGTCGTCTTCTTTTACAAGTTCGTTTTCTTCGTTTGCCTCCGGTATATTTCATCATATAAGTCGGTTCTGCTACATTCGCGTTACTAACTGGTGTGGCATAATAAGTCAATCCTAGGGAGTTTTTACCTCCTTTCATTCGTTTGGATCTTCGTCTTCGTTTGCCACCTGAACCAGTTGTTGTTGGTGTTGTTGCTAAACCTGTTGTTGGTGTTGTTGCTAAACCTGTTGTTGGTGTTGGTGCTAAACCTGTTGTTGGTGTTGGTGCTATACCTGCTTGTGTTTGTGTTGTTGCTAAACCTGCTTGTTTTTGTGTTGGAGCTATACCAGCTTGTGTTAAACCTGTTGTTGGTGTTGCTACTACATTATCTGTTGAATTTCCAAAAATTCCTGATAGCATTCCTTTTCCATCATTTACTCCTTTATCTAATACTGTTCCAGCTTGAGTTCCCAAATCAGTTAAACCTGCTTCTACCTTATTTGTGCCGTCAGACAAAAAATTTGTTACTTTATCTAAAGGAGATTCTTCAGAGATAGGCGGTATTGATGTTATTTCAACTTTTTTGGCAACAGCTCCATTGGCAACAGCTCCATTGGCAACAGCTCCATTTAGTATGTCTTTTTTTTCACTCCATGGCCAATCCCACCCACCTCTTTGACTTCTACTTCGTCCTCGCTTCATACTTTTACGCTGACCACGACCCCTACTTCGTCCCATTTTCATACTTCGTCTTTTACTATGTTTGACCATTTATATTATAATGTAAGAAATAATATAAATATAAATTATTTAAACCTTTATTGTTTTCGGGTTTAACCTCTACGCATCATGACCATTTTAAAGGCCTCAAAACCGGCTAAAGCTCCCGCCACTTGGGCAACAATATAAGGGATCAAATCCGAACGAGGCATTTTACCAGCATACATCATTGCAATAGACACAGCGGGGTTAAATGCGCCACCGCTAATAGCACCACCTAACTTAACAGCAATTGCTAAAGCCGCACCGATGGCTAAATAATTGCCGGTAGCAAAAATTACAAAGACAAGGAACATAGTTCCTAAAAATTCGACAATATACTTGTTCATTTTATATATTATACTTTTAAAAAAGTATTTAAAAAGGTATTTTAAAACATAAGAAAAAATTGAAATATTTATCTGTTACTTAAAAGATATTATTACACAACTATAATAACAAAATGTCTCAAGTTTATAATTGCGAAAATTGCGGAATTGTCATGTATATCGACATGGAAATTTGTGGTAGATGTCTAAATGGAACCCAGCTACTTACACATAATATTATTTCATACAATGATAAAACTATTACAGATGAAGCATTCTTTAAAGAATATCCTCAGCCACCTCTTGAACGTAGATGCTGCGAGCCATTAGATCCTGTTCTTGCTTCTTTACCCAAAGAAGCTCTTATTCAGCCTGTTTTGGAAAATCAAAATAAAGTTTATGGCCCGGGTATTTTACGAAGAGATATGGATCTTATGGTCTTAACGACGGATGACGGTGAGCGTCTCATTAAAAGCTTTTGGACGAACAAAATAGTTCCAAATCGGCGCTGCAATTCAGTAACAGGATATATAGAGATAATCGACCCAACAATCGAAGAAGAAGATCGCCGCTTAGCTATATTAAAATTAAATCCAGATGCTATATTAGAAGAAGATCATAATAAATTTATTTATTATTATTTATATTTTTGATCTAGTTTTTCTTATTCGCCGACGACGTTTAACAGTTTTTTTCCTTTTTTCTTTTTGATTTTGCCTTTTGCTTCGTCTTGATTTTTTAGAGGATCTATTTCCACCTGTTTTTTTTCCTAATTTGGCTAATGAATCACCTTCTCCGTTATGGCCTCTTTTTTCCCTTTTTAATGTGACTGGATGTTGTTGTAGAACTGCTTTTTTATTAAGTTGGTCCGTGTTTTTTAGTCTTTCTTCAGCTTCTATTTGCTTTTGAGTTATTTTTTCTAGTTTATCTCCTATTTCTGTTTTTTTTTAGATATTTTATTTTGGTTTAATTGCAAAAACCTTGGCAAATATATTCTACAATCTGAAAATACTCCAAGAGGTGCAATATGCTCACCACTAAATCCAATATTAGTTCCCCAAGAGTTTTTATAATAAACCCACTTTTTTCCATCATATGAAAATATACATTTTAAAACCATTGCATGTCCAAAAGTGTTATTAAGTATGCTCATATTAACTGCAGCTGCTTCTCTTTCAAGTGAAAAAAAAATAGCTGACATAGGTGTCTGTGAATTTTTCATATTTTTGCTTAAATATTCTGACATAAAAGCATCAATAGCGCCTTGATCATCACCACAAAGAATACTTTGAATACTTTGGCTAGGGTCAAATAAAGAAGAATTTAATGTAGGAATATTATTACTATTAATTTCCAAAAAATCTAAAAATTGAGGACTATGATCGTCAAAGATAGCATATAAATTCCTCTCTTTTAACAATATTTCAAGATTCCTACTACTACTACTAATACTATTAGAATTATCAAAATATAATCCACCTTGTATATAAAATTTATCAAATGTAATAGAATTTGTTCTTATTTTTATTTCTGCAAATACATTAGTCAAATTATCAACAAGATTTTTATCCCCACAACCAGATAAATGTGTTTCTATTGTTTTATATAAATTTTCTGATAATAATAACTCATTAAAACATAAATCTACAAATGATATAACATCTTCCACGATACTGCCTTCTTTAATTATAGTTGGAAATTCATTCAAAATAATGGTTCTAATATATATTCTTAAAAGACAACAATTGCAATGCGATGTTAAACTACTTCTACATTCTTCTTCACACGTAGAACTTAAATCAAAAGGTCGAGTCATTTGGTAATCAGCTGTAGTCCATTCCATTTCTGTGCAAATATTATGTGCAAGTGTATTTATGATAGAAAGTAATACACAAATTTGGTCTTTGCCTTGATCAGAACACGTATATGTTCCAGCTCTTACCAAAACACATGGTCTTGAGCCTTGTTTATTCATAATATTATATATTATATAGATATTATTTTCTTACAAATAATATAGTGTATTTAATACGTCTGCCTTGGCAAATAACCGTAACCGTTGATTCCAGGTTGCGTCAAGCTATAATTATAAATGGATCCCTTTTTTTTTGGAGCCGAACACCCACCTGAGCGCGCACGCTGCAAAGCTGATCTAGTTCCGCTAGGATAATAACTTTTTGTCGAAATTGGCGCGGTTAAAGGGAGACCAACTTTATAAGCGGACTTGCCGACAGCGATACTTTTTTTTATATCTGTATACATGGAAGATGGTTTAGGTTGAATATAATTGACATGTGATGACACAGCAACTTGTCGCTGAGATGAGCCGATCACTTTAGTTACAGGAGCAGATAATTTACCTAAAGCATCTTGTCTAGCTTTTTCTGCAACACTGATAGATGTTGCTCTCAAATATTGACTTCGAGCATTGGTGTTCATTTCAGCATAAACAGGCTCTTGAGATGGATAAAATTGCGGGGGCGTTGGTCTCTGACCAGTTAATGATCCGTAACTATGGTATGCCATGGAAAAAGGATAGTTGTTAGTTGTTAAAGGTCCGGTTACAGGTGCATTTACATATCCTTGAAATGTTTGAGATCCGATTGATGTAGAAATACCATATGGTGTCGTCATTTAATATATAATACGAAAATATATTTCCACCTTTAATTTTTAACTGCGTTAAAAACCAAACCTGGATGGAAATTAAATTTAAGAAATTCTGAGAGGGCATTGAAATAGTAGGTTATTGCTACATTGAAAAACTAAAGGTGGATCTAAGTTTTCCCTCCAGGTTTGGTTTTTGCATAGCAAAAAACTAAAGGTGGATCTAGAACTTTATGAGAGGGAAAGGTTCGGAAAACCGTAGGTTTTCTGATTTAGTTGTAGTATTTTGCCTTATAACTGTTGTAATGATGAACCGGTTCATTAAACCCATAATAATATCGATGAGGATTATTATCATGCACAACAACTGTTTTGGATTTACTAGTTCCACCCGAAGATTCAACCGATGTATTAGTAATAATATGAATTGTTAAAACTGTGAATATAACAATGCCTGCAATCATTAGTGCCTTTTTAATATCGGGTTCCATTATATAATTTATTAAGATAATAATATAAAAACGTATTTATAATATTATATTTAAAGAATATCTTCAAATGCTAAATACTTTCGCATCTTAATATCTTCTTATAGCTCTCATTGCCGATTGCGCGGCCGAATAGTCATTGCCTCCAAACGATCTGTCATTAAAGTTTCGATTGATCGCTTGTTTCTTTCTAAAATTGATGTAATCCGAGCTATCATACACAAATTTACCATTGCATGCGGATGCAGGAACAGCGGGATTTACTTGATTCGCACTGTAAAGCACAGATGGGCTGCATGAATTGGAATTAGAACCAAATCTGCCTCTTAATCCATTAAGCCCGGGTCGGCTCTGAAAACTTTGACACGATCCACCGCAAGAATAATCTTGACGACTCAATATATCGCCCGCATTATTGACCGCTCTAAAAGGGCCAATAATTCGCTTGGGATATGAACTGCCTGATATGCTAGAAGTGTTCCATGCATCCTTTAAATAAAAACGTGTTCTTGCAAATTCATCGGAATTATCATGATCCACTAGTGGTTGCGGCATAATTCCTCTGATTCCTCCTCCTAGATTAGGATTGCCTGCTTTATTATTAATATTAAATCCAAGTCCCGGTATGACACGAACAAGGTCGCCTAAGCTACCTGTCGACCATCCAGATTTTCCTGTAGCTGATGGTGAAAATCCTATTCCAACACTATTAGACATTTATATTATACAATAATAAAAAATAAAAATGTAAAACATGTCTAAAACTAACAAAACAAAATAATATAATCCTAATTTATAGACTTATATGTTCGATTTTCGGTTACTTTTTAGCGCCATTATTTTCGTTTGTCTTGATGCCGTATATTTGAATTTGTTCAAAAACTATTATGGAAAACAAGTGGAAAATATTCAGGGATCAAAATTAAAGATGAATTATCTAGCTGCAATACTATGTTATATATTTTTAATTGTCGGTATAAATTATTTTATCATTCGGCCACGGCGAAGTGTTCGAGATGCGTTCCTTTTTGGTTTGGTCATTTACGGTGTTTATGAAACTACTAATTGGGCAATTTTTAAGAACTGGTCAATTCTAAGCGTTATTTTAGACACATTATGGGGCGGAACTCTGTTTGCATTGACTACATTTATCATGCGAGGATTTAAACTTGATTAAATTTCGAGTTATTATTCTTTATTATTCTTATTATTTAATATTTTTGTTTTTATATTTGCATATTCACCACAATGGTCTTCATTGGATAAATCTATTTTGTTATTTAATTTTGTATTACAATACTCCAAATTCCATCTACCCATTTGTTTTGGTTGCTCTTTTTGCATAATTTTTCGCATAATTTTTTGTATAAATTTCATATTATATTATTACGCTAATTCGGTTTAAGTGAATATTTTATATATTTTAATTTATCGTTTCTTTGTTTTCCTTTTCATTTTCCCTTTTAGTTGGCTGCATTTCCTCCTTTTGTTAGTTTGCAATTTGTTTTTATATTGTTTTTTGTTTTTGGTAGTTTTTCTGCTTCTTCCGCCACCAGGAAGAAGTTCACCCTCGCGTGGTTGACATGGTGCTATATATGTTAAATAACGAACTAATCCTGTTTTTGCATCAGTATTTTTTTTTATATTTCTTTGAATTTTATTAGAATATAATTCATGTAATTGCTCACTATAGGTTTTTAAAAGAGATATTTCACCAGGAGTAAACTCATATATTTTGTTGAATGGAAATAAATGACTATATCTGAAACCAATAAATCTATAATTTTCATTTACAGTGTTTCCTGAAAAAGAGCATTGAGCTTCATAATCCAGTGGTTTACAAACATAATAGCCTGCTTTAATATATGTTACATAAAGACCTAATTGGTTTATATTATAATAAGGCGACTCAGAAATATTTGGTTCTAATACAGATAAAATATAAAATCCTCTTACATTTATTTCTGGAGTAATTCTTGAATTTATTTCAGTGTCTTTTTGTTCAAGATTTAAATCAACCCTTCCATTTATTTCAGTTATTATAGCTTGATCTCTATTATAATCATCTTTATTAATCCATTGTCTTATTTCATAATGCACGTATATTATATCAACCTTTTTGCCATATCCGCCTACTATTGGATTTAACTTAACTCGAAATACTCTTGCAGTTTGTTCAAAAACTTTATTTTCAGGTGTTATGTATTTCATTTTATCTGAATATAATTCTTCTACAGGAGTTTCTACAGTATAGTTAGTCTCTAACAATTGAGAAAATTTTTCTAAAACAGGCGTTATATTAATTTTTTCATTTTTTAAAGTTCCGCATGTTCCTTTATCGGGAGTCCAAAAATTAAATGGAACTACATTTATTTTTCCTCGGCCTAAAATTTGTTTTACAATTTTATTATTATTATCAGTTCTAACATATTCTGTGGGTAATGTTATATACTCAAGATCAGCACCTTCTATAACACGCTCTACATCTATTGCTACTGCTACTGCTCCTGCTATTGGAAGTGGATTTCTAGAAACATTTCTATTATTGCTAGTTCGATTAGTATCATTTACAGGTATTTTAGTGCGATCTGGATTATCGTTATTAGGTTCTACTGCCCATGGCAGTGTAGGTAAATAAAAATTTTCAGCAAAAAATTTAGATAACAGCCAGTGTATTACAGTTGATTGAACATAATCATCAAATTTATTTAACCGAGTTCCAGCTTCTGTCATGCATAATCTCCATGAACCTACTTGACTAGATGATGTGTATGCTGTTAAACAATGTAATAATGTGGGTTCTTCGTTAGACCCTAATTCTTTTAATTGAAATACATTATAGTTTATATAACGTCTGTCAAACAGAATAAATTTACTTTTTAATACAAATATAAACTCGCCTATTATAATATTAGATCCATCCATTGTATCATCACATTGCGGTGGTTTAGGGTTTGGTAAAACCCCAAATTTTTCTATACCTGGTAATATATTACGTATTACATCAGGAGTTCTTATTGTTACACTTCTATATAAATTATTTAATCTATTTATAGCATTTTGCATTATATTTTGATTTGGTAAATCTTTTACTACTTTTACTACTTTTACTTGATCTTCTTGATCTTCTTGATCTACTACAACAGGTGCTTGTCTTTTTCCTTTTCCTTTTCCTTCACTCATATTTATATTCTATATTATCTCTATAATAAAATAAAAAATATTTTATTATAATGACTAAATTTAAACTAAACTTTATTAAACTAATCGACCCTTTAATGATCCGTAATGACTCGAGGCACAACATTCATCGTTGTCAGCTCTTGGAATAGCAGTTTGCATGCATAAGGGATCTCTACATAAGCAAAGTCTGATCTATTATCGCATGTTCTGCAATGATGAATATGCATCTCATTATTATACGACGCAACCAGACCACAACGCTTACAAATATGCACTGAATATTTATCTGACGCATCATACATTCTGCCTCGAGTGAATTTTGCCGCACCATGTGAGACCATTGCATCTTTCTCCATCTCACCAAATCGCAATCCACCATCTCTGCTGCGACCTTCAGCCGGCTGTCTTGTTAGATTCACCATCGGACCAATGGAACGACTATGTTGCTTATCATTTACCATGTGTTTCAAACGCTGATAAAACACTGGGCCCATAAATACATTGCATTCAATTTGATCCCCTGTTAAACCATTGTGCATCAGAACATTACCGTGTGCTTCGTAGCCTAGCTCCAACAATTTCGTCGATATGTCTTCCACATGTAGCTCGCCAAAGCTTGTTCCGTCGCCAAATAGTCCGAGTTCAATTAAAACTTTACCGAGCAGTGTCTCTTTCAGTTGGCCAATTGTCATACGAGATGGAATTGCATGTGGATTGATAATGATGTCAGGTCTGTCGCCGTTGCTTGTGAATGGCATGTCTTCTTCAGGAATGATGTTACCAACAGTGCCTTTTTGGCCATGCCTACTAGAATTACCAATTATTAAACACGGACTGTGAGTATCTTCTCTCATATAATATGTATGTGAACTTGGAACTTCAATGCAGTAAACTTTCCCTTGATAATCGATTATCTTCTCTTCGTTACTATCGTTAACTTTCTTGTTTATCCACGGCTCATTTTGCTTCGTAATGATACTGACTTTGTAGTAAGTATGTTGCTGAGTAACTGAAATTTCTTGACCCGCTCTGGATCCTAAAGTTCGCTTGCCAATTCTAGCAATACCAGTAGGCTCTTCTGAAATTTTTACGATACCGGAATAACCGCAATGGAGCGCCAATCGAGTAATATCGTTGGCAAGTTGAACACTAATTGTCCCGTATCTCTCAAATGCTTCGCCTTTGTATTCCATGCTTGAGCCATCACCTTGTAGTAATGATTCCAGTAAAATTCTCGATTGTCTTTGGGATAAATTCCAAACATATTCTGGCAAATATTTATTTAGAGCACCAACGCTCAATGTAACTAACTCATTGTATATTCCAGGATATTTACAACCAGATAAATAATAATTGCCATCTTTATGATAAGAATGATCTGTGTATAAATTTTCTAGAAATTTATTAATAAAAGCGATTTTTCTTTCTTTAATAGCAGTTATAAATATTCTTTTATTACTTTTATCACACCACCCATCCGCAATAAACATGCCCAGCATTTGTAGCCAATCGTCCATCTTATATTGCTCATCGCCTAACTGAATAAATTCAACGTCTGGATACGCATTTGTCATTGTTTTCTGGAACCGAACCATTTTCCCCATCACGTCTTGCGCTTCCATTAGCTCATACTTTTTACCAGCTCTACGCTTTACATACAACTTGTGGTTCAATGTGCATACAATATGAACCTGTTTGTTTTTAATGTAATACATTTTATCGTCATGATCATATTCATATTTCGCCGTTGGGGCTTCATAACACATGTTCCCATTTACATCTAACGTCGCAACCCGGTGAACCTGAATATCAATGTCTTTGATTTCTACCCAACCCTTATCAGTAAGCACTTGTTGCGTTGGTAAGGCGCAAAATTTATCACCAATCACAGGCTTTCTTGTTGTCCTGAGCCTGACCTTTGCAAAGCTATATCCGTCGCCATTGCGATCAATGTAATTCTTATCAATATAGGTCTCCTCTCCCGTTCTGTAAAGCTTGCTCTGATCTTCGTATTTAATCACCTTGGTGTGATCATTTCTGTTCTCCTTAATAGGCGTCACTTTTGCAATGATTACATCGCGATTTTCTACTAGCGAATTCTCTGGCATCACACCCTTGGAATTGACCTTACCATAATTGCCGAATTTCATGCCCTTGGTCTTGGCTTGATCTGGTTTGCAGCGGATCTCTTCGTCGCCATTAATCTTCTGTTTGTCTTCATCTTTTTCTGTGTGATAAATAGTGGTTTGAAACAAGCCTCGGTCAATAGAGCCCTTATTGATAAGCACAGAGTCTTCCTGATTGTAGCCTGTATGCGTCATGATTGCGACATTAATATTGCAGCCCGACGGGATTTTATTCAGCTGAATCAAGTTCATAACACGCGTGTCGACAAGCGGTCTTGTAGGATAATTCAAGACATATGCAGTCTTATCCATGCGCTCGTTGTAGTTTGTAGCATATACTCCCATTGCCTGTTTGGCTTGTGCACACTGATATGTGTTCCTAGGCGACTGATTGTGTTCCGGGAAGGGAATGCATGAAGATACCACGCCAAACATGGTGCTAGGATGTATTTCACAGTGAGTGAATCTGTAAATCTGATCGGATCCGACAGTGCCTAGAATATCTTTTGGCTTGGTTGCAATCATCGAATTATTCTGCTCTTCCGGATCAATGTATTCTAGGACAGCCTCATCGATTTTACAGTCAGTGAACAGATCATCCCAAGAGATAACATTATGCGTCAAATCATGCAGAATTTGCTTGGTTAGCAAAATGTTCTTGTCTTTGACTCGCAGCAAAGGTCGCGTCACACGACCACTATCATTGCAGACACGAATTTCACCGAGCTTGTAGTCGAATATAATAGATGTATAAATATTGATAATTCCTTTGCATTTCATTTCCTTTAGCATAAGGTATAGTTCTAAAGGTGTCTCTGAAATTCCAATCCAAGCGCCATTAATGAATACTTTCACTTGACCAAATACCTCAATAGGTGTCAATTGTTCTAGACATTTGATCTGAGGCATAATATAATCGTAAAGCGACTTGCTATTAGAGTGAATTGTGATGTGAGTCATATAGCTTAAATTCTTTACGATACCAACTGAAGCCCCTTCCGGAGTATTATGTTCGACCAGACCATCTGTCAAGCAGAATCTTCCACGCTTATCGTGAAGTTGCCAACCAACATAAGGACCGATTCCGGCTTTAAGCAAACTAAATTTACTAGACATAAATGATTTGCTTCTTAAAAGCTGTGTTTCATTTTCTATAGGTGACAATTTTTTGCGTGGAAGAAGTGTTGGGATTTCATGAATTTTGTGTCCAGTAATGGCGAGTTCTTTGTAAGTGCTAAACTTTTTATCTCCACTCTTTTCATCAGTCCATTGACTGGTTCCTTCTTTTACTCCACATGAAAATCCAAGAGACATTGCTAGCGTATATGCATCTTCAATTATTCTATAATTTGCAGGCCCTTGACAAATGCGAATTTCACGTCCCTCTGCTCGAACAGAACCATCTGTATCTATTAATCCGGCTAAAACTTTTAAACGAGTGTCTCTGTCATTTGTAAGATATTCATTTGGAATGTGTTTGTTATTTAAAAGGTTGTATTTGCGAAGATATTTTTTGAGAGGTGCTTCTTCTACTCTATTGCATAATCCGGAATCACCAGCTTCTTTATTTTTCTTAGAAGCAATGGAGAATCCATATCTTTGATCTTTTGTAATTATTGCTTCATTTTCTTGTGCCCAGTTTTCCCAATAAGCCAAGGTCTCAAAGTCTGTTTTATAATTTAATGCAAACCCTGTTCCAGTGCTAAGACCATCTCCTAGCCATAGCCCAAGCAAATACGGATCCATTTCAACATCTTTTTTTTGCCAATGAATGCCTTCTACTTTAAAGAGAACTAAATGATCTTTTGTAGTTTTATTCAGTTTTAAATAATTTTCGATTGTTATATCTAGGGTATCGTCATCATCGAAACTATTTACAAAATCTTCGGCTTCCTTTAGAGATCCAAAATATTTTTCTTGAATTTTTACTTCTTTGCGATTAAGAAATTTTACCAGATGAGTGTATTTTCTATCTTTTCTATTGGCTTGTGCAATTGATTTGTGACCACGAATTTTAAGACATAAAATATGATTGTCGGTAACTCTATGCTTCATAAAATTGCATTTATCTGGAATAACATCATACATATTTTTAAATCCAGAACAAGTAGTGCGAACTGTTGTTGGATTTCCAAGATCGTCGACAAGGACATCGGCTACCGTTATGTCTCCTGCACGCTTAGAAGTGCCATCCCACATCAAAATTGGAGTTTCCGGATCAAAACATTCTGCTGGACACAAGAAGCCGAAAGAAGTGTTATGCAGCTTACGAGGAGGCACTAATTTTCCGCTTTTATCGGTTGGCGTCGAAATTCTTCGCAAGTGTGATAAGCTGGACACATATGTTAAACGATTCAACACTTGTGCAACACCAACTTTATTCGAATTTGCATGCTTGATGCCGAAGTCACCGGTTGCTAAAGCGCGCTTGAATCCATTCTCAATCGTAGTAGATTTGACAATTTTATAGATATTGGTCAGATTGATAATATTCAAATAATCTTCGGTAGAGCGCCAGCTGCCGTTGTTGATTTCTTTGACAATTTGTTTTTCCATATCTTTGACAAGCTTGTTGAAGTAGTTGCGGAACAAATTATTTAAAGATGATCCAGTCAAGTCAACACGTTTATTGATATAAGAATCGCGATCATCTACTTTAATCAATTCAAAGTTGGCTCTCATTAGTTTCTGAGCCATGTAGCCAAGGAAGAAGATTTTCTGCTGAGGAGTATTGCAATGAGGAAATAAATCATTGTTCAAAACATCCAGTGTGAATTCGTATTTTTTCTTGGCACCTGTTTCCTTGTCCATGTTGATTGGCGTGTAAATGACAAAGGTCATAATGAAGCGAATGGCATCTTCTCGATTATTATATTTGTGAGCTTCGATAATAGATGCCTGCAAATTTTGCAACATTACTTCGTATTTCTCGTGAGCCAAATTGAGCATGATGTATTCGCAAATTTCCTTGTCAGACATGACACCTAATGCGCGAAATACGATGAAGAGCGGAATCGGTTGCTTAACACGCGGAATTTGCACGACAATTGGTTTGCCAAATCCATTATTCTTGGAGCTAATCATCATGTTAATTTGCTTGGGGGAGATGCATTTGAAATCGGGCACCGACTTAACCTCAGCGGACCAATCGTATTTGGTGTTATTTTTACTGATATTGAAGCAATAGACGCGATTTTCTGCTGCGCGCTCTTGTCCTAAAACTGTTTTTTCGGAGCCATTAATAATGAAATATCCACCAGAATCATGACTGCATTCTCCAGTGTGCTCATTATCTACGTATTTATATTGACTGAGAACGCAGATATTGGACTTCAACATGATGGGCAATTTGCCGATGTGAATTTTAGACAAAGTTTTATAAAATGTGCTAGTGTTGCCGAGATTTTCACCGTTGCGAACAATGTAACGAATATTGATGTCAATTGTCATTGCAGATGCATAAGTGAAATTTCGAAGACGAGCCTCGTGAGGGAACATGACCTTGATTGCACCATTGTTTTCGTGAATTTGCGGACGATAAATATGGAAATTCTCAAATTTAATGTAAATTTCGAGCGAATATTTGCCAGATTCTTTGTCAAAATCGTTTTCCGATTTTATATGAACTTCGTTGAACATTTCTATGGTTTGAGGCAATTGGAGGCCGACAAAGTTGTTGTAAGATTCGAGTTGATGTCTTACAAGGCGATCCAAATGCTTGTCTTGAAAATAGGAGCCGATAATTGTCCATGGGGCTTCAATGTAGGTGTCATTCGCGAGATTGAACTGATCTTTTACTAAAGATGCATCCTTACCTAGAGATGTTTGAATAGCAGAAGTTGAATCGTCAATATCAAATTCAACTTTTGATAATTTATTAGAATTTTTAATAGACTTTTTAGTAGCCTTTTTTTCAGAGTTATTGATTTTATCAGAGGACATTTTAGCTTTAGACTTTGGTTTAATATGTGATATTGAATCCATAGTTACGGTTATTTTATATTTCAATTTATTTTTAAATTGTTTTTTTATATAATATATTAAAATGCATGATTAAACACAAATATAAATAAATGAAATAATATAAACAGTTCTTGACAATAATTATAACCATGAACAAGAACAAGAAAGAAAGGGCGTTTAGATCTTCCACTGATGTAAATAATTATAATAAATTTTTATTAGAGCTTGATAATAAACAAACAAAAGATTCCTTACCAAAATATGTAAAATCTAATGAAAAGGATGAATTAGATCAGTATCTAACAATAATGAATAAAATACATGAAAAGTATAAAGAGTCTCCTATAAATAAAACAGCTAACAAACCGGATATAATAGATCCCAATTTATATTCAAGTAAGCTAGATTTTCTTAAAGAAAAACAAAAAAGTATAAATAGGGATTTAGAAGAAGAAAAAATTCGACTTAATCGAAGGAAGGTCAATATTCAGTTCGAGATTAATAACATAAGTGATTTATTAAAAATGATTGAGGAATATCCTGACGATAAAGAGGTAGAATATAATATCAATATGCATTCATTACATAAGATAAAAGAACCATTGGAAGACTTGAATTCTATGATTGGACTACAAAATTTAAAAGAGAATATAGTAGATCAGATATTATTTTATATTCAAAATTTGCATAAAGCTCCTAACGATTTGCACAAGGCTCCTAACGATTTGCACAAGGCTCCTAACGATTTGCACAAGGCTCCTAACGATACTAACAAAAGATGTAACGATTTCATGCACACTGTAATTTATGGACCACCCGGAACCGGCAAGACTGAAATTGCAAAGATTATAGGTTCCATATTTTCCAAACTAGGTATTTTAACTAAAGGCACTTTTAAGAAGGTAACACGAAGTGACCTAGTAGCAGGATATCTAGGACAAACAGCGTTAAAAACAAAGGATGTAATAAAGGAAAGTCTAGGAGGAGTTTTGTTTATAGATGAAGCCTATTCATTAGGTAATCAAGAAAAACGCGATTCTTTTTCAAAGGAATGTATAGACACATTGTGTGAGGCATTAAGTGATCATAAAGATAATTTAATGGTTATAATTGCAGGGTATGAAACAGATTTAAATGAATGTTTTTTCAAATACAATCAAGGACTAAATTCGAGATTTACATGGAGATTTAAAATAGATGACTATAATTCACTAGAATTACATAATATATTTATAAAAAAAATCACCGATAGTGGATGGTCAATCGATAACACGTGTCTAAATGTAAACGTAAAGTGGTTTGATAAAAACAAGGGTATATTTAAATATTATGGAAGGGATATAGAGACGTTATTTGCAAAGACAAAGATTGCTCATAGTAGGCGAGTGTTTTGTTTAGATGAAAATGTAAAAAGAAAATTAACAATTGCGGACATTGACAAAGGTCTAGAAATATATTTAAAGAATGGACAAAAAAAGGAGGAAGACGAACATATTAAAAGGAGTTTATCTTATATGTATTCATAATTTGTAATTCGTAATTCGTAATTCGTAATATTGTGTTTCTTTTATAAAATTGTTTTTTTTGTATAATACATATGTCTAATAATACAAAAAAAACAATTCAAATTAATCCGGAATTATTTAGATTGCCGGGTGGTTCAAAAACCCGAAAAAATAGGGATAAACGAGAACTATCTCCAATGCTGACACCTATGATTAGTCCAAATAATTTGAAAAACAAATTGCTAAAAAGAATTAAAGATCATAAAATGAAGGAAACATCAATAAAAAGTAGCCCTAGAAGTAGTCCTAAAAGCAGTAAAAATAATAGTCGATCCTCTGTGTCATCGGATACACCTGTAAACAGTTATTCGGATGAATTTTATAGTGCCATGAATTATTTATCGGATATATCAAAGAAACAAAAAAGAGAAACTGAAAGAACAAATTTAAATAATAAAACAGTAAAAGCGCATTCAGTAACTCCGGGTAGAATATATTCAACACCTTCTTCAACATCTTCTTCAACACCTTCTTATAATATTTCTTTAGATCTACCTCCCGAGCTAGAAGAGCCTTTAACAAATCATTTTGTCCCTGACTCAAGACCTAGTTTAACTTTAAATACTAATGCAAATGAGGTCCCGTATGGGTGTCTTAAAAATGGTTCAAAACCAACCTATCGCGATTGGGTTAAAACAAGAAAAAATCACGAATTCCCGGAATTAAATGCAAGACCACCAACGCCGCCAAAAAGAAATACTTTTTTAGGAGATATAACGCCAATGACGCCATTATCTTCTGTATTGACATCAAGTGTTACAAAAACATCCACCTCTTTGTCGAGAGAGCAGCGACTAGAACAAATAAAACAAAAATTAAAAAAAATTCAGGAACAAGAAATCAAGGCAAATCCAGAGGCATCAAAACTAAGTGATAATTTAAAAATATTAGAAGCAATTAGTCCAAAAGTAGAGATAGAAAAGTTACCGGAAATAGATGAAATGTCAGAAATGCCAGAAATGCCAGAAATGGATAAAACATTGGATGTGTCAAAGGTGATTAAAGAAATAAGGGAGAAGGAGGAAAGTGTCCCGAAAAAATACTTAAAAAGAACTATTAAACGAAAATTTACGCTAGGAAAATCGGACAAATTAAGGAAGGTAGCAGTTTTATTAAAAGACAAACAAACAAGAAAAAATGTCATGGATGTGCAGCAAGAATTGAAGAAAACTAGCATGACAGATGTGCGTAAATATTTAAGACAGCATGGAATAATAAAAATAGGAAGTGTCGCGCCGAATGATATCCTAAGGAAAACATTTGAGACGGCAATGTTGGCAGGGGAAATAACAAATACCAATAAGGACACCTTGTTGCATAATTTCTTGAATGAGGATCCGACTGAATAGGAAATTTCCTAGAAATTTCTTGGAACAATCTTTTCTTTGCTTACTGTAAATGGAAACCACTAAAAATGAATTGCCTAAAAATGTAAGAGAGTTTTTTTATCATCTAAGTGACTATTTAGATACAAAATTCCTATATTTTGGCAGTGTTCAGCGATCTGATTATGTTCCAGGAAAAAGCGATATTGATGTTGATGTATTTACCGAAAATGAATACAGTTTAATGAATAAAATGCAACATTATTTGCATGTTGCAAAAAACGACTTTAAAAAGGTTGTTTGGATAATAGATGATATTCCCACATATGGTTACAAATTACACTATGAAAATAAAAAAGAGAATATTAATGCAGAATTTTCTATTTATAATGAACAATTTAAAGAACTTATATTAAAAGAACATAATTCGAAGGTTGTTTTACCAATTCATGTGACCATATTGCTTTATATTCTTAAATATTTTTATTATCAGATACCATTATTAGACAAGAAAACATTCGCTACAGCAAAGCGCTTTGTATTGAATACATTGTTAGAAGAAGAAGATGGTCATACAAAATTTTTAGTGCTTGATGCAGTTTAGAAAAGAAATAAGAGAAAGAAGAGAGAAGAAAGAAGAGAGAAGAGAGAAGAGACAGTGTCTTTTATTAAAATGATTTAAAGATTTGTTAGTATGTTTTATAATATATATACTAACAAATGGCCCTAATTAAAGAATTCTTTGAATTAACCAAAAAATACGAAGAAGAATATGGAATCAACACTGTATTTCTTATTCAAGTCGGGTCCTTTTTCGAATGCTACGGACTAAAAGATGCGAATAACAATATTTATGGATCCAATATAAATGAATTTGCACGCATTTGCGATCTAAATATTGCTGAAAAGCGCGTCTGTGTTGGTCAGGAACAAGTAGTTATGGCCGGTTTTACATGTCATTTTCTAGAAAAATATATCAAAAAAATGCAACAATCAGGTTATACGGTTGCTGTATATGCACAAGATGAGCAATGCGCGAATACTAGCCGCAGTTTGTTAGGTATATTTTCACCCGGAACTTATTTTTCATCTGATACTGAAAACATAACTAACATAACTTGTTGCATTTGGATTGAAATCAAGACCGATGCACTTTTACTTTTAAGATCTAGAAATACAAATGGTGGAAAGCAGCTGAAGGTATATATTGGCGTGTCGACCATTGATATTTACACAGGAAAAACCAGCATCATGGAATATTCCGAGCCGTATATTAAGAATCCTACAACATTTGACGAATTGGAACAATTCATATCTATTTACAATCCAAGCGAGACGATAATTATTTCTAATATTGAGCAAAAAGAACTGAATGAGATTATTAGTTACACGAACATTAGAAGCAAATCGATCCACTATGTGAATTTGTTAGCGGACGAAACCAGGAATACAATAAGGGCTCTTAACTGCGAAAAACAAACATATCAAACCCAACTCCTATCCAGCTTCTACAAATACAATGATATAAATGCATTTTTGAGTATTTTCAACAATAATGTATGGGCAACACAATCTTTCTGTTATTTGTTAGATTTCATTTATCAACATAATCCAAATTTAGTTTACAAAATTGCGGAACCTATTATAGAAGATAAAAGCAATCGACTGATTCTAGCAAACCACTCACTGAAGCAATTAAATATAATCGACGATTCAGACAGAGAATATAAAGGCAAATTTTCATCTGTTAGCAAAATGTTGAATGAATGCATTACATCCATGGGCAAGCGCAAATTCGCAAATCATTTTTTGAATCCAATAACCGATAAAATATATTTGCAAAGGGAATATGATATAGTAGAGCATATATTGATAACAAATTTTGATCAAGATTATCAGGCTATTAAGAATTTGTTAGTTCCTATTAAAGATCTAGTCAAAATAAACAGACAAATCCTTTTATTAAAGATTTCACCTAAAACAGTCTATCAATTATATAGCGGATTACTGACTACAAAGACGATATATAAATTCGCCGTAGAACAACCTGTATTGCTCCAATACTTGAAAACACAAATACCGGAATATGATCATTTGTTAGGTTATATGAATGAAGTTGTTTCAAGATTAGACACTGTCTTTTTTATGGAAGATTGCAAGGATATTGAGAATATACAAAAGATCGAAAAGAGCTTTATTAAGACAGGAATTGATCAAGCATTAGATGATAAGATTCGCATTTTAACTGAATCTCAAGATCAATTAGAATGTTGTCGTGCTTATTTCAGTTCAATCATTTCGAATTATGAAACAGGAACAAAAACAAAGAAGACAAGTAAAAAGACGATTGAAGACCTGGATACTAACGGTAACGGTAACAGTAGCGAATACGTGAAAATTCACGAAACAGAGAAAAACAATTACAGTCTTTTTGCAACAGACAGGCGATGCAAAATATTGGAAGAAGTTCTTAAAAAAGGCAATCTTCAGACTATTTCTCTAAAATATAATTCAAGGTTTTATAATGAAGAGCGTGATTTTAAATTAGATTTAGAAAAGGATCAACTCATATACAATAAACAAACCGCAACTAACAAAACAATAGAAAACAATCAAATTAACAAGCTGTGCAAGGATGTTAGTTTGATTAAAACAAATTTCATTGAAACAGTCGCAGAAATTTACAATAAGATTATCAAGAGTTTGGACGTATATCAATCGAAAATAACCATGATATGCGAATTAATAACCTTTGTAGATCTTGTATATTCAAAAGCATTCATAGCTAACAAATATAACTATTGTAAGCCGATTATAGATACATCTCATTCTGAGAAATCTTTTGTTCAAGTTACTGATTTGCGTCATTGTTTAATCGAAAAAATACAGCAATCTGAGCTATATGTCGCAAATGATATTACTATTGGGCTTAATCAAATGGACGGTATACTTCTGTATGGCACCAATGCAGTAGGCAAAACTAGCTTCATCCGAGCGCTAGGTATTTCCGTAATAATGGCTCAGGCCGGGCTTTATGTGCCGGCATCCAGTTACAAATTCAGTCCATATAAATACATTTTTACGCGCATTTTAGGGAATGATAATTTATTCAAAGGTCTCTCCACATTTGCTGTGGAAATGTCTGAGCTGCGGCAAATTTTGCGGCTCTCAGATAAGAATAGTCTCGTTCTAGGGGATGAACTTTGTTCCGGGACAGAGAGCACTAGCGCGACGAGTATTTTTGTTGCCGGCATTCAGTCGCTGCATCAGAAGCAATGTTCTTTTATTTTCGCAACCCATTTGCATGAAATCATTGACTATGACGAAATAAAGTTATTGAAAAATGTATTAATAAAACACATGTCGGTAATTTATGATAAAGAGCGCGATTGTTTAATATATGATAGGAAGTTGAAAGATGGTTCAGGGACGAACATGTATGGCTTGGAAGTGTGTAAATCGCTGAGTTTGCCGCAAGAATTTCTAGAGGCTGCGATAAATATTCGCATGAAATATCATCCCGAGTCGGCGAGCATTTTAGAGCAGAAACAGTCGCATTATAATGCCGGCATTTTAAAAGGAATGTGTGAGCGATGTTATGAACGACCAGCGGTCGATGCGCATCATTTGATACACCAACAAGATGCAGATCAAAAAGGAATGATACAAAAAAAAGATCTAACATTGCATAAAAACCATAAAGCGAATTTATTACATCTTTGTCAAAAATGCCACGATGATTTTCATAGTGAAGAGAAACAAGATAAAAGATATAAGAAGGTGAAGACAACTAAGGGGACTATTATTAAAGAGATATAATACTCAGAAACCGTAGGGTATCCGATTCCAGCTACAAGAATGTTCTTAAAGGTGGATTAGTTTTTGCTTTTCTTCTTCATTCCAAATATACCTAACAAATCGCGGCTAGCTTTTTGTAAAATAGGCACAGATTTAGTAGCTGTTTTAGTAACCTTGGATCCGACATTTTCTAGACCATTCTTCACCTTAGGCATGTATTTCTTAGACTTGGATTTAACAAAAGGTAGTGTCGATTTTACCGCATGAAATCCCTCCTTAAAACCATGTTTAGATGTCGATTTTACCGCATGAAATCCTCGCTTAAATGTTCGTTTAACCATGTTTTTAGAACGCGATTGCCTACGACTATGTCTTCTACGAGTTTTTGCCATTATTATACAATAATAAAATATAATATATTTTATTTTATTATGAAAGAATTAATACTATTTTTCAAGGAAAACTATATTAGCATAGCTGTAATTGTCTCGGTTGTTTTCGCATTATTAATAATTATAAGCATAAGAGAATGGGATCTAAATCCGCCTAAACCTGACTCCAAATTGGTTCAATCTGTAACTGTAGAGACTTTTTCATCAGGAACAGTAGATAAACAATCGATGCTAAAAGCGGAGATTCTAAAAGAGATCAGCAGCTTAAACCTGAGCCCAACTGATAGTTTTTGCCAAAGCCATTTAGGCAAATCCGCTAAATTGCAAGAATCATGCGGTCAATTGACGCAAGATGGGTGTGCACAAACGAAGTGTTGTATTTTATCGGAAGGCAAGTGTGTAGCGGGTGATGCGAAGCATGGTGCGACCTTTCGCAAGCCTACAGGGCCTACATGAGATGTGTTTGTGTAGTAGGTTCTCATCTACATGGGATGTAGGTGATGTTTTCATCCACTTACATTGCATGTAGGACCGATTTGTCACGCAATTGCACCTATGTAGGCCCGTGTAGGCCGCGTATTTCGATGGAAGCATCCGCCGCCAAAAGCGCAATAATCGGATCATTTTTGTAGTCATTTAGATACACAATTTCTTTTATATTGGATGCCGCGATTGAGCGGAAACAATTGATGCATGGATAATGTGTCACATAAATTTTAGCACCATTTAGCGATGCGCCGCGTTTGGCACAATCGGTGATGGCATTGATCTCGCTGTGAATAATAGATTGCTCATGATTGTCTTGGATCCGGCTGATATGCGGAGCACCACAAATGAATCCATTGTAACCCATCGAAATTAGACGATTGTCTTTGACGATGACAGAGCCGACATGCAACCTTAAACAAGGCGATCTGCAAGATGCGAGTAAAGCAATCGACATAAAATATTCATCCCAATTAAGACGGTTATTGTCTGTTGTCTGTTTTGTTAGTTCTTCTATTTTTGAAAACATATTTTTGATAATTTATTTGATAATATGTTTTTAATTTGGTTTTAATTTGTTTTAATATTATATGTCGTCGGGAAAGGCTTATCCGCTAGATGTTCCAGTAATTAATTATAAAAGTCTTTCTGAAGATATTGTTACAAAATATAAATATACATATGTTGTTTTTGCAAGTTCATTACCATTTACAGCAGTTCAAAATACGGATTATAACGGAGTTGTTTTATTACGTCATAATTATAGTGGAAATAATACTTATTTTATATATAGTTCATTTGAAACAGATACAGATAATCAAGCACATAATATAGTTGTTAGTGATGTACGGGAAGATATATATATCCCGGGTACATGGCAATTTAAATGGTCGTTTAAAAATTCATATGCTAATGTAACAGGAACACTACAATTTGTAATTTTTTTTTATACGCCCAACCTTGTAGCCCAAGACAATTTACAATATGGAGGTAGTAATAATCCATTAACGAGTACTGGAACACCACGTCCAAGTAATATTTTATCAAATTTATTTTCTTCCCTCAATTTAGGAACTAATGATTTAGTAAATTTTTGTCCAATAATTTCTTATGAAGCTGTAGATTATAATCTAAGTAATTCTGGTTATGTTACAAGTTCTATATCAGTTCAAAATTACTCTTCTACATTTATAGTTTTAACTTCAATTGAAACACAAAATGGAGTAACTCCAACATTTAATACTAGAGATTTAAGTGCAATTACTATATACAACAAATCAATCAGGGAATTTACATATAAATTTCATGTGAATGGACCAGCTATATTTAAAATAATTTTTATTATTATGTATATGGGGGTATAATATAAATATAAATAATATATTTATATTTATTATATGCCACAATTAAATAACCTAAATACTAAATATCGTGCAAACGCAAATTATTATAATAGTGATTTAGCAAAAATAATTCCTCCTATTCAATATGCATATTTTAATATAACCGGTACCAATTCTATTGTGGATTCAAGTATTCCAATAAAAAATTATAATAATAGTTCAAATTATTTTGTTTTATCCAGTTTTCTTAGTAATTCGCCTAACACAAGTGGATCATATAATGCAGCGGGATTGGTTACGGCATTAGGACAACCAGTTATATATTACAAATTACCCGGAGCCTTTGGATTTTATATGAATAAATCAACTGGCGATAATACAAATATATACATTTGTTTCACAATAATATATTATGGATAAGTAAATTGTATTACTACCACACCAGGTGCACCTATTCCGCCATTAGATGTAGAACTAATATATTTTCCACCACCTGCTCCCGAACCATATGAAGTGATTGATGCATTTTGTCCATCCGGTACCATATTTGCACTATGTAGACCAAGAGTTCCATTTAATGCAGCAGTTCCTCCACTTCCACTTCCATCACCTCCACCTCCTCCACCTCCACCGACAGAATAAGATCCAAAAGGACCAGGAAGAGGAATTGATTCTGCTGAAGTTCCATTTTCACCACTTATCCAATTTAAAAAGCCTTTTCCTCCTTTTCCTCCATGATAATTAGTGATTCCTGTTCCGGAACTAGATCCTTCTTGACCACCTCCTGAACCTGCAAAATATCCTGCTCCACCACTGCCTCCAGTAGATGTTATTAAGGTTCCAAATGATGAATTGTGTCCATTGCTACCTGAAATATTTCCACCACCTGCTCCTCCACCTGCTCCTACTGTAATATCATAAGAACTTACAACACTGGAAAATGCAATTAGTGTTCCTATACCTCCAGAACCTCCTCCTCCTCCCGAAGCCGAAGTCTTGTTTACCCCACCGCCACCACCACCGCCACCACCAACTACTAAAACATTTATACTCAAATTCGCAAAAAAATTAATTTTAAATGATCCATCAGTAAGTGAAGTTGTCTTAAATTCTAAGACATAATTCGGGGATCCTGATACTTGAGTAAATGTTCCCGAAGTAGATATTACATCATATGGGCTATTTGGGTTATATTGAAAAACAACATTCAAATCTTGACCTGTTTGTGAAAAAATTTGCGTTGAAGATTGCGTTGAAAATGATGTTGCAGATACATAAGGTAAAAATAATCCGCTAAGGTCTTTGTAAGTTGATGTTGAAGTGTCAAAATATTCACATCCCGTAATTGCACTAGATGGATCTGTTACCTGGCGCACTTTAAAAATTTCACCTAAATCTTTTCCTGATGGCGCAATATAATTTGTTTTTGGGGTTGTCATTATATTATAATTAATAATTATAATATAATTTATAATTATAATATAATTATTAAAAGATAATTAATAAACTATTAATACAAAAAATTGAAATTAATATTATTTAAATATAGAAATATATTCACATTAATATATACAATCAAGAATGATCATTCCTATTAAATGCTTTACATGCGGCACTGTCCTCGCTAACAAATATGCATATTATTGCGAAGAGGTGAGAAAACGTAAAATGGCTAGAGACTTGCATGTCGAAAAAGTCATTTATTTAACTGAAGAATACAGTCAGAAAACTCCCGAAGGTGAAGTTATGGACGAGCTAAATCTGAAGAAAATGTGCTGCAGGCGACACATGCTGACTCATGTGGATATTGAATAAAAAACTATAGCAGAAAACAAAGGTCTAAAAATAAAAAGCCAAATAAATTTTAAACAGTAAATTATTTTTTACTCTTAATATAATGTATAAACATGCCCAAGAGATCTAGAAAAAACAAGTCAAAAAAACAAAAACTTTACAATATGAAAGGATGTAGTAAGAGAATGACTAAATCTAAGAGTCGAAAGCTTAAAGGAGGTAGTCACGGATGCGGAGCATATGGTTGCCCTCTCGCTCCTTTTTCTTGGAAACAAATGCAACAAAGGGGTGGAAACTATGCGGATGTTTTAAATGGCGGACCTATTTTAGGCACTGCGCAAAACGGTGGGTCTTGTGGATGTGGCAATACCTCAATGTTTAAAGGTGGATCATTTTACAAACCAGCTGCTCCTATACCAGGTCCATTTATTGGTCAAGGTTGGTCGCCGTCAATTGCTGATTGGCCCGGTGTTGATGGTGTAAGTAACAATCGCAACTATCTTGCGAATAATTTATACAATGCAGGTGATCCACAAACCATGATGAAATTGGGAGGTAAAAGAATGGATAAAAGAATGAATAAAAAAGGGAAAAAATGTAAGAGTAAGAGTAAAAAAATTAGAGGTGGTGGATTAATACCCCAAGATTTGGTTAATTTAGGAAGAGATGCCTCGTTCAATTTCAAAAGTGCATATAATGCATTAAATGGATATAGCGCACCCACAGACCCTCTTCCATATAGAGATCAATTATCGAGTTCTATATCAGCCAATAGAATCATTATTTAAACAACAGTTTTCTAAAGGTGGAATTATTTTCTATTTATAATACATAATATGGCATTTCCCAAAAGTTTAAACCAGCTTTGCACCCCATCATACATTTATTTCATTATTTCTACCTTAGCTCTTACTTTTGCAGCAATTCAAAATCTCGGGAATACACAAATGTATGCTTTAGGTCATTTTTCATGCCGCGTTCCTAGCACAATTGCCGTTTTTATACTTAAATTAGTATATATATTATTCTGGACTTGGGTATTGAATTTGATGTGCAAGGATGGTGAGCAGACAATTGCTTGGTTGCTTGTTTTGTTTCCATTTGTTCTTCTTTTTGTCATTTTGGGCACAGTTATGCTGTATCAGAATGATGAAAAAAAGAAACAGAAAAAGCATAGAAAGTATTAAACAAATTTTATATATAAATATTAATATATATAAAATGTCAAAATTTAGAATTCGTAATGCAATATTTCTATTTATTTTGTTAGTTGTAACAATTATATCTGGGATGTATTTTAATCAAGGATTAGAATCTTTTACTAGCTCATCAGAACAAAAGAGAGGACAAGGAATCGGCGATACTTATGCAGCTCCGGTAGATCTAATATTGAATACTGATAATACAAATACGGTAGGATTTGGCATGTCTCAAATACCAACTAACATGTAAAATTAATTAAATAGTTTAAATTTTGCCGCATACATGCCAAATAAAATTAAAACCATACCTACATAATCATCCACTGTTGTAGGCAACTTTAACCAAAATGCATTAGACCATAGCTGAGCTAAAAAGTCAAATACATAAGAAGACAGAGAAATTTGCGCAGGGCTTAAAAATAATACTCCAAGACGGTTTGCAGGAATCAAAAACATCCATTCAATGGAAGCCCAAAACTCAGAAGATAAAATTTTCATCATTATACTCGCATCCGCCATTTCTGGGGTAGTTTGAGTAAATAAAGCTAGATCCATTGTTAGTCCAATCATTATATTTAGAAATAACCAGAATATGACTAATACTATAAAATTCATTATGTTATATTATATGCAGATACTTTTTCTACAAAATTTTCGATTTCAAAAATATATATCTATTATATAATATAATGGATTATTCTAAATTACCCTATTATGCGTTATTCTTATTTTTATTTATCGCTGCACAAAGTTTCTCCATGTGGGGTCAATTCGTAACACTCCCGTATAAATCTTTATCCATGTGGGAAGCATATAAAATGGCGATTCCTTTTGCATGGGTAGATTGGGTCATCATGACGTTTACGGTAATGGTCGGGCACAAATATGAATTGGTTACGCCTACTCAAGATACATTTTTATTGATTATCATACAATTTTGTCTAATCCTGATTATAAATCAATATTATTTAAAAGAAAAGGTATATAAAAGCGATATCATTGCCTTTTTCATTATTTTGATTGGATTTTTCATTAGTTTTTTGCATCTTGTCTCTAAAGCTCTCGGTATTCCTATTCCGGAACATCCAGGATCTGCAAATCCAGACGAAGCATCTGCAACTATGAAATCAACGCGATATAGACTTACCGCAAAATCCGCGGGCGATTTACAATATTCGACGATTAAGACAAATGATAATCCAGAGTTAGAAGAAAAATAAAATAATATAATATAATATATTATAGTAATGTCTAATATAAACAGAGTAAAAAACGGCATATCATATGAGCAAAATGGATGGCTATATGTTTCTATTAAGGGTAATCCAAAAGAACGAGGTTATGCCTATGGGAAGCTTATTTGCAAAGAGATGAAAAAAGTCAAAGACACATTAGATTTCATTATTTACAATGATTATGGTGTCAAATGGGAGTTTTTCATTGATGCATCTAACAAATATTACAAGCAGAAAATCATGGATTTGTATCCCGAATTTTACGAGGAAATGCTCGGATTCGCCGAAGGTTGTTCTGCCGGTGGAACAAAAATGTCGGTCGATGAAGTTGTCGCATGGAATAACTATTTCACTTTAACCGAAAGTTGGTGGTCCAATATGTCCGAAGAAGAATCAATCGCTATTAGAGGTCTAGTTAAGAGCAATGCTAGTTCTAAAGAGGGCGGCGGATCAGCTGACCGATGCAGTGCATTTATCGCCAATGGGTCTTGGACTGCTGACGGTAAGATCGTAGTGGCGCATAATAATTTCTCTAACTTTGTAGACGGACAGTTTGCCAGAGTAGTGGTTGATTTAAAACCAACTAAAGGCCATCGCATTATTATGATGGGATTTCCCGGTTGGATTTGGTCCGGAACTGATTTCTTTGTGACATCCAAAGGAATTATTGGAACAGAAACTACGATTGGCGGGTTCATTGCATATGAAAATAATATCCCCATTTCATGCCGAATAAGGCAAGCAATGCAATATGGAGATACACTCGATGACTATGTGAAAATATTATTAGAAGGTAATTCGGGCGATTATGCGAATTCCTGGTTATTTGGCGACACAAATACGAATGAAATTTTGCGCATTGAACTAGGTCTCAAATATCACAATGTAGAACGAACAAAGAACGGTTATTTTATCGGATTTAATGCACCATATGATCCTAGAATCCGCAATTTAGAGTGTGTAAATACCGGATTTGATGATTTGCGCCGACACCAAGGAGCTCGCAGAGTCCGATTAGCCGATTTAATGGATTATCATAAGGGAAAACTAGATATAAAGGCGGCTCAGGAAATAATGGCAGACCATTATGACACATATCTTAAAAAGGAAAACCCTTGTTCTCGCACTTGTTGCTCACATTATGAACTGGATGCACGTGAATACATGTCAGATCCGGCAAGACCAAAGCCGTTCCAACCTCGCGGCGCTTTAGACGGCAATGTTTGCGATACAACCATGGCCAAGGCGATGTCATTTAGCTTGAGATGGGGAAATTCATGCGGTATTCCATTCGACAAGAATAAATTCTGCGACGACCATCGGGAGTGGGACTATTTGAGGCCTTATTTGGAAGACAGACCGCAGCAACCTTGGACGACGTTTACGGTAACAAATAACTATAGTTCAACAAATGGAAAAAAGACGGTTAAACATAGAATGAAACCTTTAATACGGAACAGGTCTAATAAAAATATAAAATAGTTTATTTCTTATGTCTTTTATTCTTTTTAGACTTCTTAGACTTCTTAGACTTCTTATGCTTCTTGCATTTTTTTCTTTTTATAGTATTTTTTCTTTTAGTAACATGTCTCTTTCGTGTTTTTCTTCCTCCTTTAGTTACTTCATCAGGGATATATGGTATATTAATAAATTTGTTATTAAATTCTTCTTCATTATATTCTCGAGATTGTAAAAATGTTTTAAATAAAGAAATTGTTTTATCTATCATGTGTTTATAAAAAGAAATATCAGAGTTTTCATTTGTTTTTAGATCATCAAAAATTTTAATAAAAACTTGCTGAATGGTTAAATCTGATGAATATTGTTTTTCTTCATCAGTTTCATAAAAAGGAGATGCTTTTTGTGTTATAAATTCATTTATAATCCTACTATTTGTATTATAATCGTCTTCCTTAAAACCTTTTGAATTATACCATGTTTCTCCATTTTTAAATAAATATAACCATGATAAACTAATTTCTGGAAATTGATTTAACATTGCTTTATCAGAACCTATTATCATTGATAATTCTCCATTATGGTTATCATCATTAAAAACTTTTATCATTTTTTTTAAAATATAAGTTCCAGAATGTGTGCCACATTTAGATAATTTATTTATTGTTATAATATCAACATCAGGATCGTAAGTAAATTCTAAACATGAGAGATCATTGTCATTTTCTTTATCCTTCTTTTCTTTAATTAAAAATTGTATAATAATATTCATTTTAATTTCACGATTAAAATCATTAGCAATCATAAATTCAGAACCAAAAACATCATTAACTTTATGAATAATTCTATTAATTTTATCATCGAATTCATCTTCAGATTCATCACCACTATCACTCATTATCTATAAGATATAAATATATTAAAAACAATATTATAAGTTTAATATAAGTTTAATATATTTTAAAATGACAACAGAATTCAAAATAGGCGATCATATTAAAAAAGTATTTGATAAACAGTATATAGATAACCAAATTTTTGAAATAATCGATCTAAAAGATATTAAAGGTGGAAATTGGCATGATGGATTTTCAATCAGTTTTGTTGCAACTATAGAACCTATTATAAAAATACATGATAAAAATAATGCAGTTGAAGAATACTGCATACAATTCATCAATTACATGTGCCAAATAAATTATATATATGCAATCAAGGTTGATTAATCCTTTATTTATTTTTTGTTTTATTCCCTTCTTAACAATATATTTATTACAGTTTAATATATATATTTTTATAACATTATAAACATTAAAACATTATATTATTATATAATAATGAGCTCACCTGATTCTATTGCCTGGAATATTATAGATAAATATTTTAAAGATAATCCGTATAATTTAGTTGCACACCATTTAGACTCGTATAATGATTTTTTTAGCAAAGGAATTTTCCAAATTTTTAAGGAAAACAATCCCATTCGTTTTGTTGAACGCGAAACAGAGACTATAATCGACAAAAAAGGTAAACGAGCTACAGACAAAGCGGTCAAAATTGGCGACAAAGAAAATCCCGGGGAATGCCGTATGTATCTCGGTGGTAAAAATGGCGACAAAATATATTTCGGCAAGCCAATCATATATGACGATATTAGTCCTGATTCAATACCTCAACCATATCCACACTATATGTATCCAAATAATGCGCGATTAAGAAGCATGACATATGGCATCACAATTCATTATGATGTAGATGTGGAATTCGACTATTATGACAATGGTCAAAAGATTCACAGCGAAAAAGTGCTGGAAAAAATATATCTAGGGCGTTTTCCTATTATGCTTCATTCCAATTTATGCATTTTACGTGGCTTATCTACTGAAGCGCGTTTCAATTTAGGAGAATGTCGCAATGATTTTGGCGGCTATTTCATTATTGATGGAAAGGAAAAATGCATCCTTAGTCAAGAAAAATTCGCTGATAACATGCTCTATGTGAGAAAAAATAAAGTAGATGATCTTTATAGCTATTCTTGCGAAGTCCATTCTGTTTCCGAAGACAGTTCCAAGCCCATTCGATATTCATCTGTTAAAATTATCGCCCCTGATGCGATGTATACTAACAATCAACTTGTTGTAGATATTCCTAACATTAAAAAACCCGTTCCTCTATTTATTTTAATGAGAGCATTAGGTGTGATATCAGATAAGTCTATTATTCAATATTGCTTGCTTGATTTAGAGGCGAATTCTAACATGATTGATCTTTTTATTCCATCCATCCACGATGCAAATCAGATATTTTCTCAGATGAATGCTCTAGAGTATATGAGACACCTAACAAAACGCAATACCATTACTTCTGTCATCGACATATTAATGAATTATTTTCTACCGCATATTGGTGAGGATAATTTCTTGAATAAAGCGTATTATATTGGCTTCATGGTAAACAAAATTTTGAGAGTTTTTATGGGACGTGAAAAACCGACAGATCGCGACAATTTCAAATTTAAACGCATCGAGACATCCGGAACTCTAATCTATGGCTTATTTCGCGAGTATTATTTGATGCAAGCCAAGAGCATTTTTCTAAGAATGGACAAAGAATTTTACTACCAACCAGGCAAATATAGAGCCAATTTTCCTAGTCTTATTGAAGACAATTACAGGGAATATTTTAAGGTTCGCGTCATTGAAGATGGATTCAAAAAGGGATTCAAGGGTAATTGGGGTGCAGACGAAAACACAAAGCGTGTTGGATTAGTTCAAGATCTAAATCGTTTATCATGGTTCACCTTTATTTCACACTTGAGAAAAATCAGTTTATCAATGGATCCGACTTCTAAAGTGGTTGCCCCGCATTTATTGCACAGCTCTCAATGGGGTCTAATCGATCCTGTTGATACGCCCGACGGTGGAAATGTCGGACTTCATAAACACATGGCAATCAGCACCTCAATAACGAACGGATTCTCTTCTTTTCCGCTAATCAAATGGCTAAGAGCAAATACACCATTAAAATTGCTGCTAGAGTGCAATTCAGGGAATCTAGCATCGATGACCAAAATGTTTGTAAATGGAAACTGGATTGGCGTGATTGACAATCCAATCGAGACAGTCAATACATTGAAATTATTCAGACGCAATGGTGTTATTCCAATGTATACGAGCATTTCATTCAGTTATGAAACCAATGTGGTGTATTTGTATACTGATAGTGGTCGCCTAACTCGACCCATTTTTTACAGAAATTTGAAGCAGGATGACGCTAACGGTAGTCTAGTATACGGGTCGATTTCTTACAATAATAATCAAGGAAGAACAAAAGAGATAATTGAAGGCAGAGAATACACATGGCAACAAGTGGTCTCGGGATTTGAACCAAAACGCGATGAGTTTTTTGCCGTGCGTAATAATATTTTATATGATACCAATGTTTTATATCCGGGATTTAATTCATTACCTGAATTACTCGACATGTTTGAGCAAAAAAAAGGCATTATAGATTATATTGATACATCGGAAGAAGAGAGCGCCCTAATTGCCACGAATGTCGATCAAATAAAAGGCAATAAATACTTCACCAATGTAGAAATTGATCCCTCTTTAATGTTTGGTGTAATGGGCAATTCTATTACCTATCCTGAGGACAATCAATTGCCGCGTAATGTGTTTTCATGTGGTCAAAGCAGACAAGCCGTATCCGTTTATCATTCCAACTATCAAATGCGGCTAGATAAAATGGGTGTCGTATTACACTATGGACAGACACCTTTAATTAAATCGCGTTATTTAGAGTATATTAATCACGAAGAGCAGCCTTATGGTGTCAATGCCATTGTTGCAATCATGTCTTACACAGGCTACAATGTTGAAGACGCTATTTTAATCAATAAAGGTTCCATTGATAGAGGCATTTTCAGAACCATGTATTATACAAGTTATGAAGCCAGAGAGACGAGTTCTAAAGTGGCCGGTATGTCCGTTAATTCGTCCTTTACAAATATTGAAGCGAAGCAAAACGTCTCCAAGCTAAAAGAAGATTATGATTATAGTCAATTAGATGAACACGGTCTTGTCAAAGAAAACACAGCTATCAATGAAAAAGTCATATTAATTGGTCATGTTTCATCCACTCCAGATCAAAAGGGGGAATACACAGACGACTCTGTTACTACGAAGAAGGGTCAGCTAGGATATGTGGATAAGTCCTTTATTTCTGAAGGAGAAGAGGGGTTCCGAATTGCTAAAATCCGGATTCGCGAAGAACGTCTGCCTGCAATTGGTGACAAAATGGCATCGCGTTGTGGGCAAAAAGGAACCCTTGGTCTCATTATTCCGGAAGAAGATATGCCTTTTACGGCCGATGGTGTTAGACCGGATTTAATTATTAATCCACATGCATTGCCGTCTCGTATGACTATTGGTCAGCTAGTGGAATGTTTATTTGGCAAGGCTTGCGCTTTGTATGGCGCATACGGTGACTGCACAGCCTATGCGCAAAAAGGCGCAAACTATAAAACATACGGCGAAATGCTAACAAAAATGGATTTCCATTGTTCTGGAAATCAATTGTTATACAATGGCTACACTGGTGAACAAATTTATTCCGAAATTTTCATTGGACCTACATATTATATGCGTTTAAAGCACATGGTCAAGGATAAGATAAATTATCGCGCAACAGGTAGGCGAAGTGCGCTAACACGACAGACCAATCAAGGTCGTGCAAACGATGGTGGATTACGTATTGGTGAGATGGAACGTGACGGTATCATGGGTCACGGCCTCTCTTATTTCTTGAATGAATCATATATGGTTCGCGGCGATCAATATTATATGGCAGTGTGCAACAAGACAGGAACAATTGCAGTGTATAATCCGGATAAGAACCTGTTTCTCAGTCCAATGTCAGATGGTCCACTAACCTTTAATAGAACACCCGAAGGTGAGCCAATATTGGATGTATTTAGCAGATTTGGACGTTCATTCAGTCTTTTACGAGTTCCTTTTGCCTTGAAATTACTGATTCAAGAACTGCAAGTGCTAAATGTTCAGATGCGTATTATTACAGAAGAAAATGTTGATCAACTCCTTAACTTATCATATCAATCTAAAAATCTGAATAAGCTCATGAATATAGGTGACACAGATTTCAAAAATATAAATGATCTAACAACACATTATAAGAAACAATTAGATATTAAAATTAAGAAAACGAATGCGGATGATTATGATAATATAAATAAAAATGCGGCACTAAAAAATAACTTACAAGATATAGAGCCACAGCAATTTGAAGGTATTGAAATGCAAGAGCAAGAGCAAAACCAACAACCATCTTTTCTAGAAAATCAAAATGAAATCGTGGATGATGAACAATTGCAGGCAAGAAAAGAATTTGCAGAACAATTAGAACTCGATTTAGGAAATAATACAAGTGACCGCAATTTTGGTCCAAATAGCCCTGATTTTGCTCCCGGCTATAATCCGGCAACCAGTAACTGGGTTCCTCAAAATGAGTTTGCATCTTCATCGTCATCATCTTCTTATAAATCACCCGGATATGCTCCTCCTGAGTTTAATGATCCCATGTTGAAAAATTTCTGGGTTAAACTAACAAATGAAGAACAGAATCAAATTTTAGGCTTACCCGAAGAACAAAGAGAAGATGCCACAAGAAATTTAATTATTAACCGACCTCAGCCTCCATTTCAAATGCCAAATTATGGTTCTGATGGTGAATTAAATGCAATTTTTGCGGGATTACCTAGATTAGAACAGATTGAATTATTAAAGTTGTCTCATCAGCGGCAAATAGATAAGCTAATGAAAATGTCGGAAAAAGAAAAATCGTCGGATGAATTTGGCAAATTACGCATAATTATTCCTGAAAATAAAACATCGTCTGAAGAATTATATAGCAGTCCTAAATTGCAAATGTTAGCTCCTACTTCTTCAGAGGTTAAAGAAAACTCTGATGAAAACAGTAAAAAAGATGGTAGTGTTAATAGTGGCGGATCTAGTAGCAGTAGCAGTAGCAGTAGCAATAGCAGTAATAGTAGTAACATTAAAAAAGTGACATTTTAATTTAATACACGCATTTCAATTTTAATATCAATTTTAAAATAATATAATTTAAAATTGAAATGAAATAAAATCAATATGTCTATATTATAATATAAGACAATGACAAGCCAAATCAGCAGTTTAACATCGGCAGTTTATAAATCTAGAAGCATTCTTTTAGAGCAATTGCAATCACAGAGTTATGATGTCGGTGATTATAGTGGATTCAGTGTAAATGAAGTTAATACAATGAAAACAAATAATCAACTGGACATGATTTTAGAAAAATTAAATGAAGATCCTACTACAAAAACCAAAGGTAAAATTTATATTCGCTATTATTTAGCAAAAGCATTGCGCCCTGCAAATTTACAAGAAATGATAGACGATCTATTTAATATAGAGGAGGTATTAAAGAAAACAGATACCTTGTTGATTGTGGTTAAAGATGAGGTCAATGAGACACTAATTAACACTCTGAAACACATTTGGGAACAAGATAAAATTTTCATAATTATTCAAAGCTTAAAACGGCTTCAATTCAATATTTTAAATCATATTTTAGTGCCTCCTCATCGCATTTTATCCATTCCAGAAACAATACAAATTAGGACACGATATAATATCATGAGTGATGGTCAATTCCCAGATATTTCACGATTTGATCCTGTTGCACAGGCAATCGGAATTCGACCAGGACAAGTATGTGAAATTATACGACCTAGTAAGACGGCGATTAGCGCTCCTTACTATAGAATATGCTTGTAATGCGAATAATAATATTATAATAAATCAATCAATAAATCAATATATTATATAAATTATATATACATAAATTATATAATGAATCCACATGCAAATAAATTTAATGAAAAAATAAAAACCACCAAAGACAGTTTTTTTTCTGCTTTAGATGATTTTAAAAAATACTATGTATTTTATCATAAAAACCCCGAAGTAGATGAATTTAATAATTTTTTCACAAATAGTAAAGGACAACTGCAGAAATTAAATGCGGATATGTTCTTAATAACTAACAATATTCAAAAAAGGATAAAGGATTTAGATATGGAGATGCAAATAGTAGGACATAAATTAGATGACGAGAAGGATTTAAATGGAGAATTATTAAAGTTAATTAATCGAATTCGAACAACTCAAGACGGATCTTCCATAATGATAGATGATGCAAAGGATGAATATAATATACAATATTACGCTAATTGGGAGTTATTTATCGGTATAATAATTTTTATGGGTATTTCTGTAAAACTATTGAATAAGCCATCTGTAGTTATTACAAAATAAAGATTATACAGTATTTATACAGTAAATTAATAATAAATTTTTATTTTTATTTATTATTAACATGATTTTAAACTTTTCTACTATTTTACGCGAATCAATAAAACAAAATAAGGAATTTTCTACTATTTTACATGAAAAAATGAAAGCAACTAACAATATATATTGTAACACTTGTAAGCCAAATATAAGCAAGAATTCTAATTTAATGGTCGATATTGAATTATCAAATAGAAAATCATTGGAATTATATAAAAAATATAATACTCCGTCTACTACTGCAAATCTAGTTCCTAAGTTTAGAATATTGGATTTGGATAAAGACTTGGATAAGGATTTGGATAAAGACTTGGATAAGGATTTGGATAAAGACCTTGTCGAACTGAATACTAACAAATCAAGACTCGCCGTTTGCGGTATTTATCTTTTTGCATTTTTAGCATATTCTTATTTTACCAAAAGTTAATATCTAAAGAGGCAAATATAGTTTTCTTTATGTATATATATTATGGATAAGAATATGAATAACAATAAAGTTGATGATAATTATGATAATACAATTGACAATGCTACTCTAAGAATTGCCACACTCGAAAAAGAATATGATCTTTATTTAAAGCTATATCAAGAAGCTTATAAAAATTACATAAATATTCTGAACACTTCGTCTTCTAATCCATGCGAAAAATATAAACTCGAATCCAAGGGTGTTTCTCAAGAATGTTACAATAAAATATGGGCGGATCAAGGATGCACAACTCAGGGGCCTACAATCGGCGATTGGCAAAAAGACCAGACATATGATGGTCTTGTAAATGACAGCTATTTATGGGCTACATTAACCGACACAGATCATCGTAAAGGTTGCTACGGAGATGGCACTGATTATACCACTAAAACAGAACCAACTTATTCACTTGGAAAAGAATTTGCTGAGTTACCCGGACGAACATGGTGGGGAACTTATGGTATCAAAGAAGGAACTGCCGAAACCAAGGAAGATTGTATTTCCATGTGCGCCGCGGATAGCACTTGCACAGGCGCCACATTTAACCCCGTGAAAAGATATTGTTGGACAAGAGGTGGCGACGGATCTGTGTCAGCAGGAGAGCCCGACGATAATGCATTAATACCCAAATTAAAAAGTGTTTTAGTCATTCTTAATGGATTAAACAACAAATTAATGGAGGTTAATAGACAATTAAGAGCAGAAACACAAAAAATCAACCCTGTTCTTAAACAAGAAGAGCAAGAAACAGCTGAAAAACAGAAAAAATTCGACCAATATTACTATGATTTGTCAAATGATAAAACTGAAATGGCGAAATTGTTAAATGAATATAACTCAGTAAACTCTGACTTAAATAACCAAACGATATTTGTGGGTCAGCAGAATTTAAGTTATAGAATGTGGTTTTTACTAGCTTTTATATTGGTATTAATTACTGTAAAAAAAATGATGGGGGGTGAAATTGAAGGATCTCTTGTAAATAAAATAATTAATGGAGTATTAGTTTTAGCGATTATAATGCTGATTTTTTGTCTGAGCAAGCCATCCGGGTTTGCCAGTTTAGGATTAGTGATAATATTATTATTATTGTATAAAATGAATTCAGGGTCTTCTTCAGCCTCTACAAATTAAATTAAGATAAATTAATAATCAAAAAGAAAAAGACTTAAAACTTTATTTGTATTCATAATATAAATAATATAATAGTATGAATTATTTAAAAGATGAACGTAAAACTTTAATAGCAGAATATATTTGGCTTGATTTAGACGGTAATTTAAGATCTAAAATAAGAGTAATTCAAAAACATAATTTTTATTCTTTTACTAAGGTAGAAGATTTTCCTATTTGGAATTTTGACGGGTCTTCTACCGGACAAGCATCATCAGCTCATGTTTCCGATGTTCTTATTAAACCTGTTAGGATATATAATAATCCCTTGATTCATTCTTCATTAGAATCACTTTTAGTATTATGTGAATGTTTAAATCCTGATTTAACCCCACATGAAACTAATAGCCGAGATAATTGCGAAAAAACATCCAAGTTATTTGCAAGTTATGAATGTTTGTTTGGTATCGAACAAGAATATACTATTTTACACCGAGATGGTAAGCCATATAAATGGTTGAATGGATTAGAGCCAGGTCTAGGTGGTCAGGGACCATATTATTGTGCAGTTGGTGGCGATCGTGCATTCGGTAGAGACATTTCAGATGAGCATTTGTTAGCTTGTTTGAAGGCAGGTATTCATATTTGCGGAACAAATGCGGAAGTAATGCCATCTCAATGGGAATTTCAAATAGGAACCTGTGATATGCTTACGGTATCTGATGATTTGTTAGTTGCTCGATTTCTTCTTCATAAAATAACAGAAAAATATGATTGTTGTGTATCTTTTCATCCAAAATTATTTTCAGAGTGGAATGGAAGTGGAGGACACACCAATTTCTCAACAAATCAAATGCGAAAATACAATGGCTTAAAAAGTATTATTGATGCATGTGAAAAATTAGCAAAAAAACATGTAGAACATATTAACGTTTACGGTATAGACAATGATGAGCGGCTTACAGGAAAGCATGAAACAAGTAGTATTAAAACTTTTTCTTGGGGGAAACAAAATCGCAACTGTTCTGTAAGAATTCCTTTACAAGTATGTATCGATAATTGTGGATATTTAGAGGATAGACGACCAGCGGCCAATATGGATCCTTATTTAGTGACAGAAATAATGGTTAGAACTATATGTTCTGAATAATAGTTTATAAACAATTAATGCAAAGACAATATTTTTTTGTATTAATCTATATTAAATGGATAACAATTTAATTAATATATCTTTAAATCAGGGGAAACAATTTACAAATTATCAAAGAAAAATTAAAACAAGTGTAGAAAAAGGAATAGAAAAAAGTAAAAGAGTTTACAAGAAAAAAGAGGGGTTCACTAATCAGGGTCAAAATCAGAATCAGAGTCAGAGTCAGAGTCAAATGCCAATTAATGATGATGAAAATATAAATGATTTGATTCAAAAAAGAGACGATCGTGCTGCTGGAATTGCAAAGGTAAATAAGTTGGACCAACTGCAGCTAACAAAATTACAAAATAAATACAATTTTTTACAAACGCGATATAACGACACCCAAAAGGAACTGAATGACCAAAGTATGATTTCTATTAATAGAACTAATCCAAGTAATCCATACTTGAATAAAAATTTGAGATTAAGTGAAAATACAGCCAATATTACAGATCCTAATCTAAATGACCCCCATCACTCTAGTTTTGGCGGATATGTAACAGGACAAGGGTTATATAAATCATATTCTGGAAGTAGTTATCATGGAACTATGGGAGTAAATGGCTGCCCTAATAATATAACAAAAAGTAATGGTATAAATGATTATTTATCGTCATTGTTGTCTGGTAAGCCAATGGTTAAAGGTCAATCGTGTGGAAATGAAGGTAAAAATGTCTACGTTAGCAAATTGATTTCTAACCCAAAATCTTCTTATCTTGGCTGCTATAATGATAAATCTGCTCCAACAATGGTCAATGCAATTCCAATAATGAATTCTAGCAATTCAGTAAACGGTTTTACATCTAGTGCTTCTAGTATGTATCAAAACAATAATAATTTATATGGACCATGGAATGCATTTGATGGAAATCCTAATACTTTTTGGCACGCAGAAGATATTTCGTCAACAAATTATGATGATGCAACAGGAGTATATAAAGGAACAAGTAGTATACCGGTAAAAACAATAAATTCTGGTAATTTAACAATAAAAGGTGAATTTCTTCGAATCAATATGCCTGGCATAAACACAGATGCGGTTCAAAATATAAAAGTAATACAATATTCTATTGCACCACGTGCTGATAATAATTTATTTTTAAAACGTACTCCAAATACATGGTATTTACTTGGATATACCAATGTAAATGGTCAATGGAATGAAGTTGATCGCCAGGTTGAACAAAATTTTCCAAGCGTGGCGCCTAAAACATATAATGTAGCTAATCCAGGTGATTATGAAGCATATGTTATTATTGTAGAAAAAATTGGCAATGATGATCAAACTACAAGGCGAAATTGTCTTCAAATTGCTGAATTAAACTTATTTACTAGTTCTGATGATGTTTTTACAGATTCAAATAGAGCCATGATTTACAATTCCGCTGCAATTGATTATACTACGTTTGATGATTGTAAACAATATGCGGTAGATAATGATTTTCAATACTTTGGCATGCAAGATTTAAAAGAAGATGGGACTGCAATGTGTCTTGTTAGTAACGACTATCAAAAAACAATAGGGTATGGAGATGCGTCAAAACAAATAACTATTTCGCCAATATGGTCATCAAATACTCAATCAGGAGGTCAGCCTTATTTAATGCAAGTAGTTGGTGCAGGCCAAGTAATAGTATATGATGTAAATAATAATAATGCTGGAGTATTTATTTCAAATGAAGCCGTTGCTGATTGTGTAAACTGGGGAACTATATTAGTAGATTCTGCGACATACGGTGGAAATTGCAAAGTGCCAATTGGCAACGTAACAAGTAAAGTAGCAAGCAAATTGGGTTGTAATTGGAAGGATAGTTGTTCTATTCCTATTTCAAACGGAACATTTGGAGACCCTGCTCCAGGATGTAAAAAAGGGTTTGATATTGCATATAAATGTGGTGGAAAATCTTTTTCAAGAAATTTAAGTCATGCAGAAGGCAAAACAATGATATTAGATTGTAATGAGCATATGCAAACTATGTGTCAGTTTTTCTTGATTTTACAGGATGATGGAAATTTGGTTTTATATAAGGGCAAAAATCCTTCTGTTCAAGAAGAAGTAGTTTGGTCATCAGGAACAACTGGAAAACAAAAAGGAGCAAATCCTGATTGGGTTGCATCTAAAGGTAAATACGGTCGAAATTATATGTTAATGGGAGAATCATTGGCGACAGATGAGTGGATTGGATCAAATGATGGTTCTATTAAACTCATTATGCAAACAGATGGAAATTTGGTCTTATACACATCGGAAACAAAATCAGGATGTTCTGAAAAAAATAATAAAAAATATGGCAATCAATGGGTAAATGCGGTGTATAAAATTGAACCAATAGGAAATAAAGCCTCTTTAGGGAAGGTTGCTTATATTGACCCCGATGCAAACTTAAAAGAATATCCGTCATCTTTGTTATCATATTCAAACCAATACCAGCTTCTAAACAATTTCGACTCTGGAGGAAATGATATTCAACAAATAAATCCAACTAGCAATAATTCACAAGGTTGTATTGATGCATGTAACGCAAACGGTGAATGTGCAGGGTTTGTTTATCAACCAAATGGAAATTTATGCTACCTGAAAAGTTCAGCCATGTATCCTAGCGGCGAAAAACAGTATTATGCAAATAGCGGCATTACTTTGGGTATAAGAAAACCGCAAATTGGCGATTCTGTTAATAAAGCATGTAGCAGAGACATTGTGGATATAGATTCTATTCAATATGATAATTATCTCAAGGGAGATCCAATGACTTCGGAATCAACTTGCGGAACTTCGCTTGTTTTAGGGGAAGATAAAAATAAACTAACAGAACTACAAAATAGCATGCTATCAGTTGGAGAGCAAATTGCAGATCAAACTAACAATTTATATACCAAAAATAATAATATTTATAATACAATGCAAAAAAATTCGGTTCAATTTAATAAAAATGTCGACATGTATAAGGCGAATGATAATAAAATTAAGAGCGAACTAAATTTGCCGGGTAGATTTCAGTCAGAAACAGAAACAGAATCGAAATCAAAATCAAATGTTAATATAAATAAAAGAGAAGGAATGCAAAACAACGTGAGAACAATTGATCCGTCATCTAGCTCGGATAAAATATTGACAATGAATGATATAAATAGCATGTTATCAGACACTGATATAAGAGTTTTACAGGAGAACTATAGCTACATATTTTGGAGTATTTTAGCAGTTGGATTACTAACGATTACGGTAAATCAAATTAAGAAATAATTCCACCTTATCCACCTTTTTCAAAGGTTTTGCGAAGCTAAAGCCAAAATTGTTATTTATTTATTTAGCTACATCAAGAATGTAAAATATAGTTTGGCTTTAGCTTCGCAAAACCTTTTTAAAAGGTGGAAATAATTATCTGTCTATATTCTATATTATGACAGATAATTTACAAGGAAGAAATGATCAAATTATAGCTCAAATCAAAACACTTCAAAAAACAGAAATGAAACTCTATGATAGTTTAGAAAGTAGATCATTAAATGCCGACCAACAGAAGCAAATTATTGATAGAATCAATCAAATTTCTCAAATGAGAATGGATCTTTATGCAAATTTGAAGGACATGTATTCTTATTACCAGCAAGATGTATCCGATTCAAGAAATACAATGAATAACCAAATGGTTTCAGTCGATGTGATTGAAAACGAATTGAATGATTCCAAGAGACGGTTAAATTTACTAGAAGCACAGAAGGACAATAAAATAAGATTGGTTGAAATAAATACATTTTACGGCAAACAATATGATGCGCATAAACAAATTATGCAAATAGTTGTTATTATTTGCATTCCTGTTTTAATCCTCTCGGTTTTAGCAAATAAGGGTATAATACCGCCAAAATTAAATTCATTAATTGTTGGAATAATTATTATAATTGGTTTATTCATAATTGGGGGGAAAATTATTGATTTATCAAATAGAGATAATATGAATTTTGATGAATATAATTGGTATTTTAACAAGGATGAAGCTCCAACTAGTTCATCCGAATCGAATAATGATTCGGATCCATGGGCGACGCCTACATATACATGTATAGGTGCTGAATGTTGTAATGATAATAACACATATGATGAAGAACAAAATAAATGTATACCTACTTCTCAATACAATGCAAATCAGAAAAAAAATGAAGCGACAAGCACAAGCGATTCAACAACAACAACGACAACTGATGAAGAAACTGAAGCATTTACTACATTAAGCAAATACGCATCTTCTGCAAATTTTCCAGAAGCTAGATTACATAGAAATGTTCAATCCTATAATTCTTAAATTCATGGAAGTTTGTTAGTTGTTTTTTAATCTAATAATAATACAAGATGGATCAATTATTTTCTGAATTACAAAATAGTGCAACTAATATAACAAATGCATCTAATGCAACAGAACCAAATAAACCAAATAAGTCTAATCATATAAATAAACACGCCGAAAAATTATTAAAAAAACAGCAGACGTCTACTGAAAAACTAAGCTCCTTATTAGAACAATCTTTAACTGTAATATCATGCGGACCTGATTGTCAAAAAGAGAAGGTTACAAAGGAACTCAGAAAAAGATATCAAGATGCTGAGACAAATCTACAAACCGCTCCCATTCAATTAGAGAATTCTAAAAAGCACTACTATGTTTTTACAGAAGGTCGGCCATTTTATGATGAAATGTTAGAAAAGGAATTGAAAAAAAAGGCAGAATTAATGGGAAAAATGATAGCTGATAATTTTCGAGATGAAATAATTAATGCAAAAACAATGAATGCTTACTATAACACCGAACTAGTTAATTCAGATTACACAAAAGAATTATATGCAGTTTATTTAGAGAAAAACAAGGTCATACAAGATGGTATTAAAACCCATCATGCAGATGTTTTAACAAATGATAGAAAAACGTATTATGAAACCGAGGCTGTTGAAGATCTAAAAAACTGGCATACATTTTTTTGGTATTTTTATTATTTATTTGTGTTTCCAATTTTTACCTTTGCAATGATTGCCAAATCTTCTTTGCATTTTGTAGTAAGATTAATTATAGTAATAATTATGATGACTTATCCGTATTATATAGATTTTATTGCAAGATCTATTTACGGTTTTTTCCGTTCTTCTTGGAAACAATTACCGAAAAATGTTTATAACGATTTATAAGCTGTTGATGTCGCTTCACTTGTCGCTTGTCGCTTGTCGCTTGTCGCTTGTCGCTTGTCGCTTGTCGCTTGTCGCTTGTCGCTTGTCGCTTGTAGCTTGTAGCTTGT